CCATTGCTTTTTAAATGTCTATTTATATTTCTTGCCATTGCCTCAGCTCCGCTGCCATGTCTAGGGAAATAAAGATGTATTGACCATAAGATGTTCATATAACAATCCAATTTTGATGATAAATGTCTTTTGCCGATATGTCAACATGTGGCCCAAACCAACACTTAGGCGCAATTACTATCTTTTCAGGATGATCTGCTAATATTGCCGCCATTGCAGAAAAACTGCTGTTTGCAATAATAAAATGTTTGCAGCGCTTCATTAATCTAAAATCATCAATATAATTACCTGATAAGTATAAAGCATCAATTCCTACTCTTTCTTTTGCAAATTCTATATCATCACTAAAAACTATATATTTAGTATTTGCTGGCATAATCCACATAGCTTTTTGATAATATTCTTTTGAGCATCTAGGATGGTATGCATTTGGATCGTCTATATAATCACCTGCCCTCACATGAATAGCACAAAAATCATTATGATGAGGCTCGTTAACCATTGTAAAATAATGCCTTATTTCATCAATACAATGATCAAAGAATTTAGGGCTTTGCAGATGTGCATCTATATTCCAATCACCTTTTTCTAAAGTAACATCCCTATAACCCCAAAAATACCCATAAGTACCCCAATGCCTGCCATCAGGTATAATAGGCAATTTGTTTACAAAAAACCTATCCATTGTATCTGCAAAACCACCAAACAAAGCATTATCCTTATTTACCCATTTAGGAAACCCAAAATCCAGATTATTAGCTTTTGCAATACCTATCACCCCGGCAATAGTCCATAACTGATTTCCAAACCTACCTAACCCACCATTTGCTATGCTTAAAGATGTAACCATATACCGTATGCGCATTTAGCTTGGTGAAAATTAGGTTTACTGCCATCATATAATTTAGACTCAGGAAAATGATTTTTATACCATTCAAATGTAAAAGTATGAGGATGATAAATTTCAATCGGCCAATCTATTGGTTCAAAAAAACGTATAATATGAGCCGATTCTTTACATTTTTTTATAAATAAATCAGGATCGATAACGTGTTGCATTACATTTAATAACCATATCTCATCACATTTAGGCAATACAATATCCTCAACAGCTTTATTGATAATTTCTAAATTATATTCTTTTGCTATTTCTTTTAATATATCAGATGGCATTGGCTCAATTAATAATCCTTTACCAAATTTAACCCATTGCAAAGCAGGAAAATCAGCACATCCAATCTCAATAATAAAAGCATCCGAATCATTAATATCTAAATACTTGAAATAATTGTAATAAGTATTTTTGTAATGTTCTTGCCCTTGTTTTCTGTCAAATTTATGGCATATCCTTTCAGCTATTTGCGCTTTCTGCCATCGTTCTATTGATATTCTTGTTACCATTCGTTGTTTCGTTTTCTGTGATGGTGAAATATTACAGGATAATTATCTTCACTAAATTGCTGATGCTTATCATAAATAAACTGCCCTCCGTTGTAATGTGCCGGCCACCAATGTAATTTTAACCCATGTTTGTAAGCCAAACAAGTTAATATTGCCTGATCATGCCTATGTTCCTGAAATGTAGGGTAATTGTAATCCGTACTTAATGAATCATCAATGAACCCATCTAATTGGCAATATTTTAACCATTGGCCAATAAACAATCTTGCTGCTTTTGTGTTTCTTATAAATATTGCAGAAGCTTGTATCTGTCTATTGCCTTTGTTAAATTTTAAATCCCACATCGGAAAAATTCCGTTCATTACACTCATTTTACACCAATCCAAATGCTTGTAATTATTTCCAAACAAAAACACATCACTATCCATTTTGTTAATGATAATGTTTAAATCATTGACTATTTCAACCCCTGCATCTGTATAAACCAATACATCACCTTCATTTAATCTGCATAAATTATTATAAATAATATATGGTTTCCATAACCAATAACCAGCTCCTCTTTCCTGATCTAATACATCCTTATTCAAATTATAAAATAAAGGATCATAACACCGTTCATTAAACATTATAGAATGATGCGCACCATGTTTTAAAGCACTATCCCTGCAAAGTATTGCACTTTGCGACATATTATTATCAGCAAAAGTGATATGAACTACCCTCATAATAATTTGCTTTGTGTGTGATGTATTCCGTAATCAGTATCAGTCTGCCATAAATCAGAACATAAATGCCGCTTTTCATTGGATCAAACCGCTCAAGTATATACTTTGCAGCCTCAGGTGTATAAATTACAGAATGCGTGGTGTGGGTATGTTTACACCGCCACCAATGATCTTGCACGTGTTTTAATGGCTGTAGTACGTGACCGCTTAAATAAAGCATATCCCAACCATCAGGAGCCGTTTGGATAATGTGCTTATACATATCATTTACAAATACAACATCATCCTCAAAAACAGCCGTGTTTTCTGTTATAGTTTTTAGTATTGCTTGCTGCGATAAATTAAAGGATAAAAAACGGTCAATATGCTCAATGGCATAAAATCGCTCAACATCAATATCCTGTTGCTTAAATTCCTTTTCGGCTAATTTCCATCTATCATTTCGCGTGGCTAAATTAAGGCAAACGGCTCTCATAACTCAAATATACAAAAAGCCCCCCAAAAATGGGAGGCCGTAATTGTAAGCCAACATTAAACACAAACCAATTAAGCGGTTCCGGTAGTTCCGTAAACAGCAGCTTTTGGTTGGAAGCTGAGTAGCTCGATGCGAGCCTCGGCACGGTAAGTGATGAGATTCTTTTGGAAATCTTTATCATCAAACTCTGTGCTGCGAACGCTAAGAGCAGAAGCCTGAGCAATACCAAAAGCATCAGTATTGATAACATAGAAACGTGAACCAGTAACCTGAGAATGAGGAACAACAGGGATACCTACAATGCGAGTTTCACCGTTTGCGCCTATTGTTACGCCACCAGGTACGCTGTAATCAGAAGGCTTAGTTTTCATCAAAGTAGCCCATGATGCGTGAGTAGTTAGGATAACATTAGGCATTCCCAGACCAAGATCCATATGCTGCGCAATACCATCAATCATCTTTTCAGCGTTAACTGTTGCTGATGTAGAAAGTGCAGTAGAACCAGAAGCGATTGTATTTAAGAAACGAGTATTTACAGCTCTGTTCCAATCTTCAACCAAAGACTGAGAAAGGTAAGCCTGAAGGAAAGGAAGATCCTGTAACATTTGGCGGCTAACCTTTGTAAAACCTGCGATAAAAGGCACAGCCACATTAACCATTGTTACATCGTAATCCACTTGTGATTTACTATTACCTTCGGTTTGCGCACCAAAAGAACCTTCTCCTACAGGACTGTTTCCGCGAGGAAAAGTTACGTTACCTGTAGCTGTAGGGATGATACGAAAAACATCGTAAAGATGAGGATTGTAAAAAGAACGAAGCAAATTTGAAGGCACATAGCTAATCTGAGAAGTACCAGTCAGGTTATTGCTCAATGTCATATCTGCAACATCCTTTGTAGATTGAAAAGGAGTTTCAGATTTGATTTTGTCGAAATTCTCAGCTACAATTTCATAAATTGCAGACTTGAACTTGTCGCTATTAGTCCAATCTTTTTTTGCAGAACTTTCAATACCGCTTTTTAAACGATTAGCGGAGGCAGACATTTCTTTTACTTTGGTTGCCAATTCGCCAATTGTTTCGTTTTTCTTTTGCGCATCTTCATTTAATTGCGCAATGTCAGCAGCTAATTTAGCATCAGCCGATTTAATTTCTGATTTGATGCCATCCACTAAGGGATTAAGAGCATCGAGGATTTCATTTGCCATTTTTTGTTATTTGTAAAATTTTAGTAATTGTATATCTATTGCAGATTTTAAGCTATTTAAGTCAAGTGCAGTCTCCTGCGGCTTTACCTCTTCCTGTGCAGTCTCCTGCGGCAGAAACAAAGCAGAAACCTCTTGCAATTCGTTTATAAGTAAAGATTCGTTTTCACCTGTGTATTTACCTTCTTTCAGCTTTTTAATAACCCAAGCCATGTAATCAA